GTAATCTATTGCTGGCTTGCAGAAGATATCTGGCTATATGGCGCTGGTTATGGTCAAGTGCTTGAGATGTATAGCGCAACCGATGGCGGACGCGTCAGAGCTTGGACTCGCGTAAGTCCAGACCGCGTTACAGTTGATACAGATTTCCTCAATACCACAATTACTGGCTACAAAGTTGATGGTAAAGCAGTTCCGCTTAGTGGCGTAGGTTCAATTATAAGATTTGATGGCGGCGATGAAGGCTTCTTGCATCGCGCTGGTAAGACAGTAGCTGCAGCAGTTTATCTTGAGAACGCAGCAGTTAATTATGCTAAAGAGCCAGCACCTTCAATGGTATTAAAGTCAAATGGCACTAACTTAACTGCCGAAAGAATTTCATCTTTGCTAACTGCTTGGAAAACTGCTCGTCAATCTCGCTCAACAGCATTTCTAAATGCAGATGTAGAATTGCAACAGTTTGGCTTTGATCCTAAATCAATGCAGCTCGCAGAGGCGCGTCAATATGTAGCACTAGAATTAGCTCGGGCCTGTGGAATACCTGCCTACTTCTTGAGCGCCGAAACGACTTCTATGACTTACTCAAACGCGGTGTCCGAGCGGCGCTCATTAGTAGATTTCTCACTTCGCCCAATACTTAAGGCAATTGAGGAACGCCTATCATTGCCGGACTTCACACCCAATCCAGTAATGACGCGCTTTGCACTTGATGACTTCTTACGCGGTAACGCGCTAGAGAGAGCTCAAGTTTATGAAATTCTAAACCGCATTGGCGCGATGAGCGTTGAGCAGATTCAACGAGAGGAAGATTTAATCCCTAATGAAAGTTAATATCCCAATGGTCGTTACAGCGGCCGACACAATTAAACGCACCATAACTGGAACTATTGTGACTTGGAATGAGCAAGGCAATACTTCAGTTGGCCCAACAGTCTTTGCAGCTGATTCAATCGAAATGAAGCCAGTTAAATTGCTTCTTGAGCACGACCGCACTCGCCCAATTGGCAAGATGGTCTCTCACAATGTAACTAAGTCTGGCATCGAAGCTACTTTCAAGATTGCCAACACTATGGCTGGAGAAGATGCCCTAATTGAAGCAACTGAAGGCTTGCGCGATGGATTTAGCGTTGGAGCGCAGATAAACGAATGGACCAACAACAAAGGCGTTATGCAGATTACCTCAGCAACCCTAGATGAAGTATCTCTAGTAACTGATCCTGCAATTGATTCTGCTCGCGTAAGCGAAGTAGCAGCTTCTGAGAATGAAGCACCAAAAGAAGATTCTGATTTAGCAACCGCTGATTCAGAGAAACCAAACGAAGGAGACCAAGTGTCTGACACTACCGCTCCTGCTCCTGCCGTTGAAGAAGCGGTTGAAGCAGCTAAAGCAAATATGGTTGAGGCGTCTCGCCCAGCCTTTTACACAGCACCTCGCCTTGAATTCACCAAGGCAAAATATCTTGAGAATAGCGTCCGCGCTAAACTCGGTGATGACGCAGCTCGCCAGTATGTTATGGCAGCAGATGACACCACCAGCAACAACGCTGGCTTAATTCCAACCCGTCAGCTAACAGAGATTGTAAATCCTCTTTCAAATGCTGATCGTCCAACGATTGATGCAATTTCTCGCGGTGTCTTACCAGATGCTGGTATGACTTTCGAGATTCCAAAGCTGACAGTAGTTCCAACAGTTGCAGATGTTAATGAAGCTCAACCAGTTGGTGAAACTGGAATGGAAAACAGCTTTATATCAGTTTCAGTAAATAAGTATGCTGGCGGCCAGACTTTCTCAGTAGAGTTACTAGACCGAAGCTCACCAGTATTCTTTGATGAGCTAGTGCGCCAGATGGAGTTTGCTTATGCAAAGGCCACTAATGCTTTTGTAATTGGCGAAATTGCCAACAACGGAACTCTAAATGCAACAGCAACCACAGAAGATAAAGATGGCTTGCTTACTTTCGTATCAACTGCTGCAGCAGCAGTTTATAAGGCATCACTTGGGTTCGCTCGCAATTTGGTAGTAAGTCCTGAGCAATGGGGCAAGATTATGTCTTACAACGATGCTGGACGCCCTATCTATACTGCATCACAACCACAAAATGCTGGTGGCGTAGTATCACCACAAAGCATCCGCGGAAATGTGCTAGGTCTAGAGCTTTATGTAGATCGCGCTGCTGCGGGAACTGGTTCAACTGGCCTTGGAGATTATTCAATGGTCGTAATTAATCCAGATGCTTACACTTGGTATGAATCCAGCCGTTTCCGTCTGCAAACCAATGTGGCTCTAAATGGCCAAATTGAGGTTGCTTACTACGGCTATGGAGCACTTGCAACCAAGGTTGCCGCAGGTGCTAACTGGTTCAACAAGAGCTGATAATCCCTAATAGTGACGGCCAGTCCGCTCCCGAGCTGGCCGCTCACCTAACTGCTTGAAAGGATGACGAAATGCCAACGATAGTTACAGCCACAGAGCTTAGGACGATTCTTGGTGTTTCGTCATCCCTATATAACGATGCTTATCTAAATGATATTGTCGATGCTTCAGAGAACTTAGTTCTTCCAATGCTGGTCACTTTCCAAAGCAAAATAAACAAAGTAAAGCTTGAGAATAATATCGCTTACTTTGAGACCGCAACAATTCAAGAATTTACCGAAGGCCAATCCGTAATAATTACTGGCTGCGGATCACCATTTAATGGCACTCACACAGTAACCGATGACGAAATTTCAGATTATGTATTCACAGTCGCAATCACCAATGCAGATATATTGGAGAAAAATATCATCCCAGCAGGAAACGCTGCGCTCTCTGGACTATCAACCTATGTCGGAAATGCCAATGCTGAAGCTGCAATTCTGGCTATCTCAGTCGAAATCTTTCAAGCAAGAACCGCAGCTGGAGGAGCAATTGAAGGCGTAGATTTTGCAGTAACCCCTTACCGCCTATCTAAGAATTTACTTGCCAAGGTAACTGGCTTACTAGGGCCTTATCTTGATGTGGAAACGATGGTGGGCTAATGCCAGCCAGCACAATTGCCGAAGATGTTCGCGGTGCAATTAAAACCGCTTTAGCCTCCACAGCTGCCAATGTCTATGATCACGCGCCTGAGTCGCCAATTGTCCCAGCGATAGTTATTGTCCCTGACTCGCCCTATATGGAGCTCGAAGTCTTAGGCAAAACAACAACTCGAGTTAAATTGAATTACACCATTACCGCTTGCGTTGCTTACTTTAGCAATCCTGCATCTCTTGATAATTTAGAGAAGCTAGTCATTAGTATTCTTGGAGCGTTGAACGCATCCAAGTATGAGTTATCGACAGTCGATAGGCCGTCAGTAACAACAGTAGGAACGACCAATTTATTGGTTGCAGACATACGCTTGAGCGTCCGCTACGAGCAAACCGCATAGGAGACCTAAATGCCAACAACAGTAATAACTGGGCGCGATGTTAGTTTTACCATTGGTGGTAACAACTTCGATGCTCAAACTACTTCTGCAGTTTTAAACTGCGAAACAATTATCGAGACTTATCAAACCCTTGATGGTCGCGCTTATAAGTCCGTAGATAAGCAATGGACTTTCACAATTGAACTATTGCAGGATTGGGGAGCGACTGGCTCTCTATTTGAAATTATGTGGGGCGTAGCAGAATCAGCGCCTAATACTGGAATCTCAACAGTATTTACAGCCGCATCTGGCGCAACTTTTACATTCCAAGTTCTGCCAATCTTTCCAACAGCAGGCGGCGCAGCACCCGGAGCGCTAACTGACACTTGGACAATGACAGTCATTGGACAACCAGCAGAGTCGTTTAGTTAAGAGATCGGAGCATCGGGAGCTATGAAATTATCAATTACAATTGAATACAACGGAGGCGAAGTTGCCACCTATGTCGCTCAACCGCCAGAGTGGGCCAAGTGGGAAAAGACCACAGGCCACACAATCACAAAGGCGCAAGACAATATAGGAATCTGGGATTTAATGTTTTTGGCATATAACGCTTATAAGCGCGAAAGTGCTGGGAAGCCAGTTAAGTCCTTCGATGTCTGGATGGAAACTGTTGCCGATGTAAGGACTGGCAACGATGACCCAAAAGCCATCAGCCCGACAGCATAAGGCGGCTATTAGTCACAGTTGCCATTAAGACTGGAATCCCAATGCAATACTGGGATGACTGGGACGATGTAGCAACGGCAGTCGAGCTGATAAAGGAGATGAATAGCAATGGCTGAAGAAGTATCAGCATTTGACCGGACAGAGCTCCGTCAAGTCTATAAAGCCTTTACCTTGCTAGGTGACGAAGCTAAAGCCGAGGCTCGTCAAACCTCTAACAACCTTGCTACCTATTTACAGAAGCAAATTGCATCAACTGCTGGCAGTCGCACAAAAGGCCAACAAGCGATTAACAGAATCGTTAGCGGATCTAGAGTAAGTAAGACCAGCACTACAGGCGAAATCCGTTACGGCTTTGCTAGTCAAAGA